ACTACACTTCCTTTTTCTTTTGTGTTTGGATTCACAACCTCAATTGTATGAGATAATTTAGGCATTGTTGAAAAAAATTTTTCTACTTTTTTATATTGATTTGAACTTAATTGTTCAACAAAATCCATTCTTTCTTGAGGGGTATAATCTTTTGCCTCCCACGCATCCTCACCAGTGAAAATTGTGTCCATACAATCAGCAACAACTTTAAAAGTTTTATTTACTATGGACTCTTCTCCATCCTCTGTGTTAAAGTTATTTTCAATAAACTGATCGAGAGATGGATATTTCATCCGAAGAGTTAATTTATCATCTAATTTAATATCCTTTGTATGTCCTTTTGGTTTGATAACTTTGATTTCATCCACATAAATTGTGACTGGAACTTTTGTCTCTCCATCATCAGGGCATGTAACTGTGAGTTTGATATCTTCACCGATTGACTTAGCACGAATGTTAAGAAATAAATGTTCAATGTCAAAGGTCGGAAGACTATCAACATCAATTCCCTTTGTCAGAATACATTTTTTTAATACTTCTTTCACAGCATTTGTAATCTCCATTTGATCTTTTGATTCTAACGCTATGATCAAAACCTTTTCTTCTTTCACAAGAAAGGGTCGATATCTAACTTTTTTATTTGATGAATGTAGTTTTAACTCATAGGTTGGAGTTTCAATGGTTGGTAATGGCATAATATTTGATTCAGTATTTTATATAGGGAAGTTATTTTTGTCCTAGTTCATCAATAGCAGTTTGAGTCGTAGAGTCAAAGATGTAGGACTCACCACCTTTATTATCATTTACGATAGTTCCAGCTCTATTATCTCTTTGAGAATTTGTAAGTTTTTCAACATCATATCGAATATCTTTTGAGGTAACAACACCATCAGCTGTACTAATTGCTCTTCTTTGAACATCTGGATAATTAAATGATGTTTGAAATCTATCATAAGCTAATTGTATATTACATCTTAACACATTTGAATCACCATAGGCAACTCTCATC